AATACGATGTGCCCGTTTGATATCGGGACAACGAACGATAGCATGGATTTCTGCATGAAGAAATTGTTTGTAGGGCTCACCCATTTTTTCAGCATGTTTAGCTTGAATAGGATGAGTTTTGATATACGAGTTTTGACCAATGCTCAAAACACGACCGCGACGATCATAGATCACCGCGGTTATATTTTGCCTCTGACTTTTAGACATATCTAAACGTTTGTTTAAGATATGCTTATTGTATAACGTTTCTAGTTTTTTGTCAAATTACTTTTTTGTCTTAGCTACATTACCGGCATTGACGAAATCATACATTTTTTGTGCAGTGTCAAGGACTTGTTCTAGGCCTGGAAATGATGGCATATCTACCTTAGTAACGATTTGTCCCGTCTTAGAATCACGCTCGGCAGTGACTTCCCAGCCTTGCCACTTTGCATGAAATTCATTGGTTAACATATCCTTGGCCATACCAAGAATTTCTGTGCGGATTTCATATCCGTTCTTATTGAACTTTACTTCTGGTGCCTTAGGTATTTCAAATGATGTTGACATAATTTTCTCCTTTGTGTGTGTATGTCTAGCAAACTATTTTATAAGTTTGATTATTATTTATCTAGATTTTTGGTGTTTATAACATCTCTAGCTTGATCATATTTACCTTCTCTAGCTAATGCAGATGCTGCCTTTGTTCTACCAAAATCTTCTAGAAATTGGAAAAATCTATTTAGTAAACTTTTCATGATAACTCCCTTTCTGTGTGTGTTAAATGCTTTTATCAAAGCACTAGTATTTAGTCTTGAGAACTAACATAGTCAAAAATGCCACCATGTAATTTAACCATGATAGCAATTGAATTATCATACACTCTTATTTTTTTATATGCACTTATATAGTAAGGACATTTTATTTTTTTACACAGATATAAAAGTGTTTTTGGCAATGCTACCTTCATTTCAGCAGGCCAATCAAACTCATAATATTCAATATCAGCTAGCCTAAATCCATTTTCTCCGATGTCTGTTAGTCTTAAACAAGGATTGCTAGGAGTAAACCACCAATCAAAGATCAATTTATCAAAATTTAAATCAGTATAATGGTAAGGATTTATTTCTTTGGGTATACTATCTAGTACAGCTTTAGTTATTTCTTTTTTTGATAAAAGATCATATCTAATCATTTAAGGATAAACAGTAGTACCATTTGTCATGAACACTACTGTAAACTTGTTAGTTTTGAATTTAGTATTCAATTTCCTACACAAGTTTCGAGCATGACCAGGATTTCCAAAACTTGTTTTCTTGTATTTAGGTACAGATTCACTATCAAGGTAATGCTGTGTTTTTAGATTTATTGGTGCACCCTCATAGAAAATTGCCCATACCCCAGAAGTTTCAATGATTTGATCACACTTGTAGGTATGTTTGTCTACCATTTCTAATAAAACTTTTGGTTGTGACTTACTCATTTGAAACTTCTGCCTTTTACCTGCACTTCAACAACACTCTCTAAAGAACTTTTCTGTTGCGTTATATCTAATAGTATTTTGGTTACTTCATCTCTGAGCATTTTTGCATCAGACAATGGCATTGTAAAATCCTTAACCTGCCTTGATTCTAAATATGCTATTCGATCTATAAACTTTTTTATGTAGAGCATAATTTATTTAGTTGCTCTTCTGCTTCATGTTTTGTTTTGTATGGACCAAAATAATTATACCGTTGAACAAAAATATATTTGGGACAAAACATTACTTTTTTGACATCATTTTGTTCCATTACAAACCAACCTGCAACATAGTAGCATTTACTCTTTTTTGTCTTAGTGTATAGATGTACTTTCTTTTTGATATCCATAATAGAGTTGAATACTCTAGCTGTAGTTGGATATTCATCGTATGGTATCTTATGTTTTAGGTTTAAAACAAGTTTTTGAAAGGTGATTTTTGTTTGCTTTTGTAATTCTTGTTTGTTGGTATAGGTCTTATTGTAACCATTTATTGTTACTGTATAGCCTAAATTATTAACAGAAACATTTCCAACTTTTTGATTTCCATCAGTAATCAACCAATACTGATCTTTAACGATAGGTTTAGCAATTAAACTGTTACTCATCTAGTTCCTCTTCCCCATATTTATACCATGTATTTTTGTCATAGTTCCAATGTCTATTGTCAGGTAGACTTAAACAAATAGTAAGCCCAAACAAAGTGATTTCAAACTCAGGCCCAGCATGATCGCTTCCGCGCCAAGCTGTTTGAAACTTTAATCCAATCAATGTTTTAAGATAGAAACTTATTTGAAATTCTAATGTACGGTTTTCAGATACACGAAAAGCTTTGTCATACAAACTACGAAAACCAAATTTGTTTTCATTGTGATATGGATTATGTAGGTCAACGTCAATCTTAATCATGTTTGCCTCAAAATATACATGACCGCATCTTTTTCTGGAATTAAAACAGTATCTGCACTATACTTATAGTGTTCTGCTTTGTATTTTCCACCAATACGTTTAACTGAAATCATCTTTGGGTTTAATTTGATAACCCTTGCAATAGCTAAACTGTTGTGGTGTGAAAAGGCAACAATAGCTCCCACATCAATCTTATTACCTAATATATCAAAATGTTCATGTTCCTTCATTGACAATTTCCCCGATGTATGGACTGTTGATCCACTTTGCATATGTTTCAGCTTGATCACCAATCTTAGTCAATTCATATTGCTTGCAAAATCGCATGAAATGAATTCCAACTTGAGGGATCGTGCTGGTTCGTACTGATGACTTTATACGTGCATCAACTTCACATTTGATATCATCAGGTTGTGCGGTGAGGTCAATTAGCATACGATTACGTTCATAGCATTCACGCACACGTTGTTCTGTACCATTGTGGTCAGTCCAACGTTGTAGCATGAAATTATTCCACTTGAATCCTTGCTTTGTACGATCTTCAAATGCTTCACGAATACCTACACGATTTTTGCTACCCTTTTCAGGAGCACGTGGATATGCTGTGAACACATTATCACCAGCATCACCTCGGATGATCTTCTTGAACAATTGATATTGTGGATCTTCAAGAAGTTTTGGTGTTTTGTCCTTTTCAAGAACAGGTTTGCCGTTGTCCTTAAAAAAGCCATTCAGTGTGATCAATTCATTAGTGATACCATTATATTGGTGTACATTCTCACTGATCAACTGCACAAAGTCAGTATCAGAAGAAATAATGTAATGTGTATCGTTTGGATGTAGATTGATGAATCGTGCAATGATATCGTCAGCCTCAGCACGTTCATGGCGAATTACTGAAGTGTTGGTCTTTTCACGGATGAAAGTACAGAATTTTTCGTAAGTTTCCCAAAACAACTTATTTTCTTCAATTTCTTCTTCAGTTTGGGACAATGTATCAACGATACGATTCTTCTTGTAAGGTTCGTATACATCTTTACGCCATGACCGACCTTCAAGACAAAACACAACGTGATCAATCTTATGCTGCCTAACAACTTGATTAACCGAAGCTAGTGTTAGATGAAGGGCCATGCCTACTTTTTCTTGTGGATCGCTATTGCGACTTGCTACGTGACGGGCACGGAAGAAAAGATTGGCGGTATCAATAAGTGCGTATTTCATTTTTAATGATAGAGTTAAACATACTATGTAAGTATAGTACTATTCAAGATTAGTGTCAAGATAGAATTGAAAAAATTCAATTACACACTAGTTGTCGTTTTTGAGTAGCAACTTGAAAAGGTTTAGACACTTCATTGAATGAACATGCATATTTCATCAACTTACTGGTAGGCATGCCACCTGGACCAAGACCAAATTTTAATGCATCACTACCTTCCAAGTAAGGAATCACGGCTTCCCTAGGAATAAAGAGAAAGTGTACTCGGTGAAGTCTATCACCGGGGACACATAGACAAACTCTAAGAGGACCAATTTTACTTCGTATGTTACTTACAGAAGCTTGCCAATCACCTAATCCATGATCTTTCTTATAAAAAGTAGAAAACTTAGCATCAGTATTATCTTCAAAATCCCTACCTACAGTTCTTCCACCCAATAATTTAGTATGCTCCTTCATCTTTTTTTCTAAGACTTTTTCCCAAAAAAATCCTTTATTCTGATCAATTGTTTTTGCATATTGCTCTTGCAAAAACAGTTTAACAGATTCAGGTTGAGAATCTTCATACAAATAATTTACCAAATCATGTAAAAACATCATGTTACACTCCTTTAACTTACTTCACTTCTACCATTACCAATATCCTTAGACCTAATGATACGAATATCATCACGTTTTTCAGGATCTGCTACTTGTTGCTCATATAACTCAAGAGCAATATTGCGACAAACAGATTGAAACCATCTATCAACGATAGTTTGATCAGATTCATCATCACGTAGTTTATACCCTGCACGAATTAAATTCAAGACAAATTTGTCATTCCAATCTAGTTCAAAACTCCCATTGTTGATATTGTTAGGATCTAACTCTACTTTAATGATGTTAATGTAGGGTTCATTGTTTTGTGTTGCTAACTCTTTAGCAGAAAGAGTTTTTGGAGTTTTGACTTGTTTTGGCTTTCTTGGCTTCTTAGGTTGAACTGGTTTGATATCTGGTTCAACTTCTTTTTCTACTTGTACTTCAGGTACCTTTTCAATTACTATCGGCTGTGGTTGTTCTGGTTTTTTGAATAAGCTTTTTAATTTGTTTAGCATGTTACACCTCAAAATTATTTATAAGATTGTTTTTTGATAAATATTAAAAAGGAGAAAATTATGGAAATCATAGGTATTATATTCATTGCAATTGTTGCAGTCTTCATTATTTTAAGAATAAAACGTGAAAATGAACTTGAAGAAGCAAGGTTGAAGGAATATGAAAAAATTGAACCTACTCTTGAGCCAATTCAACCTGTTGCCGCTCCCGTAGTAGAGACTGTAAAAACAGAGCCTGTAAAAACAGAGCCTGTTGTAGCAACAGAGGTTAAGCCTGAAGTTGTTGAAACAAAACCAGAACCAGCCCCTGTCGGTGAAACCAAAGTTGAAGAAGTCAAGCCTGCAGTTGATAATGTTATTGACATGAAAAATGCTCCCAAAAAAGCAAAAGCAAGAACCAAAAAAGTTCTTGACCAAAAGAATGATGGCAAAGTCAATGTCAAAGACATAAAAGAAGCAGTGAAAAAGACAACTTCAAGAAAAAGAACTAAAAAGTCTTCAGATAAAGTTTAATTTTTTAGCCTCTTCATACAAAGCAAAACTCGCTAGGTTTTTTGCTTTACATTCCGCCATAATGTCAGCATATTCCAAATGAGTCAACGCCCAATCGTTGACTTTTTTATTGTGGTAGTAATCACTGTGTGCCCTAAGTTTTTGCTTATTGTATCCAGATTCAATCAACGTGCTAAGATTGGGAAGTTCAGTGCTGGGGATGCCAGCAAGATACTCTTCCCTACTAACACTATAATGAATAACAGGACGCACACCGCGCCAACTGTCAATAATCCGTTTAACACGTTCATCAGTAGTTTCAATGTATTCTCCTTCACGAACCCAATTGTGATGTATATCTAGAACTATGGGCAGCAAATCACTCAGTGATAGGCAATCATCTAGTCCCCATGAGTTTTCTTCATTCTCAATGGTAATTGAATTTCTTGCTTCAGGTGATAGTCGTTGATAGGCTTGTCGGATACCCTCTGGACCTTGTCTACCCGAGATGTGGACATTGATTTTAATGTCCTGAAATTGTTTGCCGTAACCCATGAAACGGGCCATGTCTGCATGATATTCAAACTCCTCAATACTCTTATTTACCACCTCAGGACGATCACTTGCCAATACCACAAATTGATCAGGATGAAATGACACCCTAACATCATTCTTTCTTGCAGTTTCACCAATCGGTGCCATCCAACGTGCTAGACAATCTTGCACATACTGTGACTTCCAAAAGTCTTTGTAATCGTCATGTGTATAAAACGAAAACATATCACTAGTCAAACGCAACATGCGAAGTGGTTTGGGCAATGATGCAACTTTCTTAACAAGGTTGTGAGTATTCATGATGTTTTGTTTAGCAACATCAATGATTTTTTGTTCAACAATATCCCGCTTGTTACGATTTGCCCAAGCTAAGGTAGTTCCCCCAGTTTTTAGCCCTTCAACACTAGAGATTTCACCTTTTTTGTTGATTTCTGCCCACTTGCAGGCAAAACCCATACGCTTGATAGAGATGTCAAAAGAATGCATGATAATCCTGTATTTAGATAAATAATATAAAGTTTAC